ATTTAGTTTGCTCATATTATTATATTATTTCTTAAACTAATTTGAGATTTGACTATTTTCGGTAAATTACATTTTTTATTTTAAAGATAACCTGGTATTTTAATTCCGTTAATTAGGTTGGTTGTTGGATCACGACTAAATCCGTCTAGTACGACAATTCCATTTTTAGAGTCTGTGAATGCTGCTGCATGAAATATATCATCCAATACAGATTCTGTACTTAAATAGGGATGATACAACACTTCGGTGTCTCTGTTTCCATGACCAAGTGACACAACACCCACGCCCTGTCCATCACCCAAAATAAATGACATGTTCCATTCTAAAACAATGTTGTAACTCTTTTTACGAACAATTTTAGGATTTTTGAACAGTTTGGCTGGGAACTCCCAAGTTCCGTCAATGTTAATTGGATGCCACGGGGTAATGCAATACCCTGGTTGACTAATCATATCTACTTCGGGAGTAACAACCAAAAATTTAACTATTACTTTGCCTCCTTCGTTGTCCATAAGTTCAGTTCCAGAAACAAGTGAATCAACTCGTACAACACTTTTGTCGTATGTTTGAATCAACGAATCTCCCGAAAAACAACCACTGTTACTATTTAAGAACGCACTTGCCATACCACCCGAACCAAAGGAATAAGTACTTTTGTGTGTAGGTGTGGGTAGGGGTAGTTTCTTAAATTCTACTTCTGCATTATCTCTCTCTGTGTTAAAGATATTTCCGATTCCGTAGTCTTGAATTCCTGGATCCCTAAAGTTGTTACAGTATTCTTGCTCGTGAGCATTTAGAATAGATTGTAGATAATAATTTCCCCACCTTGAGTAATTAGATGTTTCAACTGCAGCCAGAACCTCTTTTTTCAAATCTTCTTGGTATTTTGAATCCTTGATCTCTAGAATTGCTTTATTAACAATATCAATCTTAGTTCCTTCGTTTCCACTAAACAGTTGTTGCAAACATTCGATCATAACAAACCGATCATTCTGTTTGTTTGAGTCGATATTGTAATCAACACTGACCACCACAGTTTGTAAATTTAGGTCGTGATCACGGTAAGTAATTTCAGGAATCGGAGTTTCCGAATAGATGTGTCTTGGTTGTCCATAACGGAGAGTTCCAATATTCTTTCCATTAACAATAATATCCTGTGCAAACTGAGACAACAGATTTGCTACTGCATGAATGAAGGTTGTACCAACCATTCCTGCATCGGGAATATAATTGAATGAACCGTTACCCATTTTAGAAATGGTGGTTAGTACTTCACTGTTGATAGAATAACCAAATCCAAAAGTATGAATAGTTGTATCAAAACCAATCTTCTTTAGCTCGTAACCATACCCCCTAGGAGGATCAACGTTGGGGATTCCGTCCGTAAACAGAAAAATCGAACTGGTTGTAGGAACCTTTTTGGTTAGTTTAATCCCGTCTTCTAGTCCCGCCCAAAGGTTGGTCATAGTCGTAGGTTTCATAGTACTCAATACAGAATCAATACGCCCCCATTCAGAGGCGTCAGTATACTCCAACAAAATTGTTGATTCACTTGCAAATTGTACAATACTTACTAGGTCTCCAGGCTTTAGGGATTTAACAACTGTACGTACAGAATAGAGTACGATGTCAAGAACACTAAGACCAGTAGTCTCACTCTCATTGTTTTCATTCTGAATAACAGCTTGTGTGAACATAGATCCACTTACATCAATAACACAACATACGTGAATGTTTTCACGAATGCCTTTAGCATCATCCTTAGTCTTAATAGTTAGAAACTTGTTATCTGTGTCGTAAAGAGCCTCCATCTTATATTGCTTATTATAAATTATGCACTTGTACTTCTTAAATCAATTTTAATATATTAATCCCGAAGGATTAAATGGTTTTTTGGTTTATATTCCACAATAATAATATGTTTACAAAGAAAACGGGGAACCTCTTTGCACACATATTATTAAATTTGATAAAGTCTATGACTTAAACAATAAAACTAAGAATTTTAATTTTTGACGGTTTTACGTCAATTTTGAGTTTCTTAAACTCTCTTTCCATTTCGTCATCCGAGACAAATTTAAAAAATGTTTTCGGGATATGTTCCAAAGGCATAAAGAATCTCTGTCTTTTAGACCCAACAGGTTTTACCCAAGATTCAAGTGGAGATTTGGCACCTTCATTCCAATTGTGATAAGTTCTTAACTTGGATTGTTTTTCGTGATTATATTTCTCCGATTCAGTAAAGGATTGGTAAAATTCTACTTCCTCAGGCAAAAACTTTTTCAGGTATACTTGGAGATTTCTCCACTCATTATAATTATTCCATTTTTGGTCCCATTCTACTTTTTTATCTGTAAACCAAAACCTTGTACCAATGTTAATAACACTTTTGCGTTTATGTACTCGTTTGGGTGGGATTTGGACAGGTACCATTTTTTGGTTTTCTTTATTTAAACACATAGGAAACACAAAATCTGTATTTACAGTATGTTCTACACCGTCATCGTCCTCAACTAGGATATATCTATCTAACTTTTGTTTTTGCAACTCTCTGATAATCACTCCACTCTTAGAATCTGATTTTACTAAAAATTTACAAAGCATTCCACAAACAAACAACTCTTCGTCAGTTGCGACAGTTCTAACATCAAATATAGTTCTAAAGTTTGGACGAATTGGTTTGGGGTCAGGTTTCTTGGTTTCGGTTTCATCGATCCTGTTTGATTCATCAATAACAAATGTTTTCATAGCATTTACAAGATTTTGAGTATGATTGCTCAACACATCTTGTTCGCTCCGTCCCATACTAAACAAGTGTCTAGTTTTATGACAAATGGTGCAATATCTCCCAGTATATTCTTTCCTATGTTTTTGGGGGACAAAATATTTGTCCAAAGGTTTTTCTTCGCAAGGGATCGTTCCATTTTTCCAACGATGGAGATGGCATTCTTTAGGATCGTAATACGGTCCTTTGAAAATCCCCATTTGAATAGCTTCTTTATGTTCATCAGATCCATATTCTACTTTTGCAATTCTTTGCTTAGGAGTACGCTTCTTTAGCTTATTCCTTTTAAAACTCTTCTTACGTCTTTCACGACGTTCATAGTCATCTTGGTTCAAAACTTTAGATTTAACAATCCTCTTCATCTTGTTTTTGAACGGGTTATATTCTTAAATTACTTTATGCTACTTACTCTTTTTTCTATTATTAAATTAAAGTAAGTTAAAATTTGAAATTATTTTCTTGTTACTAATAAATGAACTACGCTGTTTACAGATGCCCAGATCCAATCAAAACAGACACAAAAACACCTTGGTACCCAATTGAAAACAAATGTCCCTGTAATCCAGCAGATTCCAACGTTACAGGAAGAGGATTTACTTCTTGTACTTTTGGAGTACAATACGAAACACCAAATACCATTAATTTAGCTAAGCAAAAAGATTTACCTAAGCAAACAGGAGCCCTTAAGGGTACAATGTACCAAAATAACCAATTTGTACCTCCTCAGCTTGAACCCCGTATGCTTTCAAGAATAGGGAACCAGTGGCGCAGTGGCAACTAATCGCTGACATTCGCTTCGCTGACATTCGCTTCGCTCATTTACATAATAGAACATATTCCTCCTCCATCTTCTCTAGGAACACATCTAGCTTCTGCCGGAATTGGTTGTATAATGCTATCGTTTGCATTTCCAATGTTATCGTTGGTTAGAAACAACACTTGTTGTTCGGTCGTATACACACTTGTTGGTATCTCTTTATGTTTGGTATACAGTTCAGGAAGACACATAGCAGAACATGCTTTGTATCCAAATTCGTTTGTTGGTCCTTCCCATTCTTCTGTTTCGCGGTTATAGAATTGACAAAAATAATAGGGGCATTGCCATTCTGGTAATCCTTTTGCCAGTCCATATTTAACTGTTTTGTTATCACTTTGTCCCAAACATAATCCACTTTGATAGCATGTACCTTCTGCACATTCACATTTGTTATCTGAATTGCATGTTTGTCTTTGTACAAAACCCAAAAACCCAAGTGGTTTTCTAAAATCATTACCACATGTATTGAGTGCACCACCTTTATATAACTCACAATTAGTTTTTTCACAATCTCCAAATTCTGTTACGTCACAAACATTAGGACTACCTACACCCGACGGAGGTCTAGGAAGTGATGTTATTCCTGTACAATCACCAGATACTTGGTAAATCTCTTTGCCTCCAAAACATGTGTCACTTTTTCCTGCACTAACTAACAATTCAATTTGTTCATTAGTGTTTGCAAATTCTGGAATGTCTAGAAATCCCCTGAATAAGTCTGGTTCACATACAGCATCGCATTCTGTTTTATCTATTGGTGTCCATTTATCTGAATCCCAATCCCATTTGTTACAAAAATACTGTTTGCATTCATCCTTGGATAACCCCTTTGCAACACCTTCTCGCACTATTGTTTTAATGTTTAAGTTTCTATCATCCAATGGTTGAACATCTGGTAATGGTAGTTTTTGGCAATTGATGTCCTCACTCATTTGGCTGTAGTATTTCCCACTATAGCATAATGGTTTATCCGATTCTAATTTACCTTTTGGTGTTGGGACTCTGCAATCAAATCTATCACCAGTACAATCTTTGTTGTAAACGTCAAACCATCCTAAAGCACCACCTTCCAAATACCCTTGTCTATCTTTTCCATTAACTTTTTTAACCCCCGAAGAACAATTTGGTGTTGAATTGTGGACTGAACACGATAAAGCTGATCCAAAATCACTACCAGAATACCAGTTTTCCCATAAACTAATTATACTTGGATCGTAATTACCGCCTTTATTATAAGTTTTTAAATTGTTTGTGTTTTGGGGTTGATAATCTTTTTTAGGTTCTACTATACAATCTCCTGAACTAGTATTACAGAAATTACAAGTAATTGTATTTCTTTTGCTTTGTAGGGGATCGAAAAGTTTAGTACAACCTCTGCAATCAGAAACGTTGTTACATTTTACTGTTTCAAATGTCCTAAATCCGTTTTCTATTCCATTTGGTTTGTTTAGTGTACAACTTTCACATTTACCACACGAATATTCGTACTCTTTGGTAATTTCATTCAATTCCCAAACACAATCAGTACAATTTTCACAATTTTGCATATCATTTTCTGAAATAGTTGAATTTGTTCTACATTCTGAATCTCCTGGAGGACAATAATCCAAATGATCTGATTCTGGTTCAAATTGTTCCAAATCATCTGTTTGTACGAAACCAACTAAATCTTCTGAACCTTCTATTTTAAGTTTCTTCCATTTCCATAGTTTTGGTAAACAACGTTTACTGCATCCTATTTGGCTATCTCTGCACGTATATGCGCATTCATATTCGTTCATTCCATTATACTCGTTGGACATTGAACATTTAGAATCAAAATCTGTCTGAGATAAAACAATTTCTGGGTTGGTGGTATCCAAATCAACATTTTTACAGATATATCTAACTCCTGGATACTCCACTAATTGTTCTTCACATACTCCCTTACATTCTTCTTTTCCTATACAAGTTTCTTCATATACACATGAAGTACAACATGGTCTATAATCAACTGACGGATCAAATTTATAAGGGATTACACACAATCCGCCAACTGGTGTATAAGGATATGCACACACACATCTATCGGGATCATATTTAGCATCGCATGCAACACGGTGGGTATTATCTTTGGGATTACCTTCTGAATTATTACCAACACAACTTCCTGCATTACCTCCTCTCCATGCTGCACAATCACCACACGAACAATTTATTCCTTCTCCGAAAGTATTAGCTCCAGATAATAAATTATTTGCATTGTATCTACCTTTAGAATCCCATGATACAAACCATTCTGGCATAGTTTTTGTAATAGCTGGTATATTTGCTAATGGTTTGTCACGAACTTTTAGTCCTCCATTTACAGAAATTAATTTATCTTTAATAGATTTGAATATTTCTGACAAACTATTTGAACCATCTTCAGCATAGTACACACAAGTTTGAGAATTAGCATCAAATATTGTATCTTTTCCACAATAGGGTGCAATATATTCTAATGCTGGCAGAGTTACTGGAGGTGATGTTTCGCCCGATGCTGCTGGTATTGTTGGAGGTGGTGTTGCTGGTATTGTTGAGGGAATTGTGGGTTCTTGTATAGGTGCAGATGTTGGGGGAATTGTGGGTGATAAAGTTGGATTTTGGTTAGATTCTTCCAGATCTGCTAAAATATCATTGGTCTTGGTTATTTCTTTTCCTGCTATCCATATCAAAATAATACTCCCTACTAAAAGTACAGCTATTACACCATATAATATTAATTTTTTATTTTTTGATAATTTTGTTGGTGTTGGTGTTGGTGTTGGTGTTGGTGTAACCAAACTCATTCTTGAATAAAGTAAAGATAATAAATTTCTTTATTTCATTTTAGAATATTGGTATTTAAATTAACATTTTGTTTGGCAATTATAGGGTCTATAAAACCCACCATCACTCATTCCTTTTAAATTGTCACATGTTTTAGCACCACTTATTACACCAAAATCACAACCAGAATCCCTACTCGCTGGATCATATGCATCAGCATTAGAATATGGGGTATACTCTTTAAATGGATCACCACCATGATTGTATATTACTGCGTCTTTATGATACTTGATTCCAGAACCTGTATCTTCATACGGAACTAATGTATATGTTTTGCAACCGGCTGTTTCATCATTTGGATCAGCACCCAAACACGTATCACATTCTGTAAAATTTACTCCCTTGAATTCCTGAATCTTGTTTTCACATGTATTGCACCCAACCATGTTTTTACAAGCTACTTGATAATTTATCCCATTTTCTGAAACTTGGTTTAGTATACATTGTTTGCATTTGTCACAATCATATTTAATATCTTTGAATCCATTGTTATTTTTATATGGTGAATATTCATAATTACACTGTTCACACTCCGTGCAGTTATTAAATTGTGTAAAATCTATAGATTGGTTTAATTCTGTTTCACAAGTATTATCGGGACATATTTTAATTTCAACATCAGAAGATAAGTATCTCATCAATTCATCACTTTGATAATATCCTCCTGTATATTTAAGTCCAGTACCAGAACTTAATTCTTCAAACACTGGATACCATCTCCACAACTTTGGTAAACAACGTTTACTGCATTCGTATTGGTTATTAACTGTTTGGTCGTTATCAAACACACCACCGGTATTGCCACATTTCATAGCACATTCATATTCGTTTTCTCCACTTGCTGTATTTGTTTCTCTGGGACTTAGTGAGTCAAAACTATTTGATGGATTTGGACTTACTTTTATAAATGCTTGTGTTCTCATTGCGTTAGGGTGTTCTGGGTGATAGCAATTTGGGTCATTTGAATCTTTTGAACTACATACTGTATTTACTAATGTAACTAACGGGTTTGATAAATCTGGTTTAAATTGAACACCCGGCAATTCAACAACAGACTCTTCACATTGGATATTGGGGTCACATTTAACACCTCCCGAACACCCTCCCACTTTATCTGGACTTTTAAATGCACATTCTGGACAACATCTTTTATTATCCTTTGTACCATCCATTAAATATGGTGATACACACAATCCATTAATTGCACAATAACCATAAGCACATTCACAACTATCTGGTTCTCCACTAAACGTAAACGGTTTACCTGGTTCTAAATTACACCATACTCTTCCACCACCAATACCTTTGTTGTCACAGTCTGTTAAATTTCCACCCCTCCATCCTGCACAATCACCACATCTGCACGGAGCATCACAGTTATTACCACTCATATTACACACACCATCTCTTATCAATCTTTCACATGAATAAGCTCCCTCGTCTGTCCAATGTATAAACCATTTTGGAACTTCGGTTACATCTTCTTTATAAGCATAATCTGGTGTAAATACTGGTTCTGAATCTATCTCTCTAATAAAATTCTGCTTAATTAATTGTGTAGCTACAAAATCGTTATCGGGTACACAACTTTGGTTACCTGGTTTTGTACCATTTCCACATATCTGTTTTAATTGTTCGGGGTATATATAATTTAAAGCCCTTTTAGTTTTATTTTTAAAAGTTTCAAATGACTCTGATCTTAACACCCAATATAAACTAAAAAAAGTTATAAAAGCTGCCAAAATAAGTATGTATGATATTTTATCAGCATTGGCTATTTTCATTCTTAACAACAGTAAATATTTTTAAAATGTAGTAAATTGTGGTTCTGTGTCTGGTAATGGCGGGAATGATATCATTATAGCAAAGGTTATTCCTATTGCTATAAATGCAAAAATTTCAGAAAATCCTAATAAATTTTTTATAGTTGGTATCCAATTTGGGGATAATCTAGTTTTTCTAATATAGCTGTTGTATATATTGTACACCCCTATTAACACTGTTGTAATATTTAATCCTATTGTTGCATACATTATATTATTGACATCTGTTAATTCACTATCTTGGAAATAATCAGAATAACTATAATTAACAAAAAATAAAATTAACATTCCTAAAATCATTCCATTAATTGCAATAATATTATGAAATAAAAATCGTTCTGGAATAACATTTGTCATTAAAAAAATCAATATAATAAGTCCATATAATGATATTGGTACAACTACTCTTTTATCTAATAAACTAAAAAACCCTTTATCACACAACAGAATTGTTACCAATACAGTAAATATAATCATTATTGTATATAGTATCCGTTTATCTGGATATCTCAATTCAGTTAAATTATTTAGTCTAATCTTTCCTTTATTATATGATGAATAAAAGAAGAATACAATAATTAAAAAATAAAATATTACAGCAAAAACACCAACTGTGGTTGTGTAACTTTTGGATGTATCAACATTTCTGATACGAGCTTCCCGAAATGTCAATTTAGTAATCCTCATTAATATATATTAATATTTTAAATTACTTTGGAATCATTGTAAGGTGAAAAATGGTACTAAAACACCAGTTAATATAAGACCTATTAATATTAAAACAATTATTATTATTCCGTATGTTGGTGGTGAGTCACCTTCGTTTCTAAGAAACGGAAATGTTAATAATTTCCAAGCCATTCTAAAATGATCCACATACCCAACATCATCTATACCTTCATTACCTAAATCTGATCCAGCAGGACAGGTGAACCACAACATAAAATAAATATACGTTACAAAAACCAGAATAGACCATAAAGACCATCCTAATGAAATGTTAATGTCATTTAATACTTGTTCTGTATTTTCTTTGTCGGTTGTATCAGTAAACCCTGATTCAACCTGTATTAATCCTACAAACATAAGTAATGTTATTGTTAAAAATCCAAAAAATCCAATCATAGAAGTATATTTTAGTGTACAGTATGGAGACATACTATCACATTCATCACATGCCATAATATCCGCACCCGTAAACCATTCCCATTTCTTTTTACAATAAGATGGTTTCAATAGATTATTACCTTTTGATTTTGCTTCTACCCACACACAACTATCTTTGTCGAATGAACTTTCGCAAGTATTTTTATCTGATTTATGTTTGCAAGATAAATTATTGATTGTAGAGTTCCATTTAGGATCTACTTGTTTTATACCAGCAAGTCCTCTCTTTTTGAATACATATTGTATCTGTTTGGATTTAACTTTACCTTTATTTTGTGCATCTATGTTTGTTTTCCACGAAGTAGGATCTTTTACAACCAAATTCCCACCAGGTGTTACAACTTGTTTTAATTTTTCAAGTGAATCTGGATTTCTAATATCAAATAGTTTACAAGTTGTAGCTTCCAGATCTGTGCTACAACCCAATTCTAACATAAGTTGTTTAAAATTTAAAAGTTCTCCCTTTGTGTTCTTACCTCCCTTTTGTAATTTTTCAAATGAGCCTATAAAAGGTGCATCGCTTCTGTAATCATAACCAGGACTTGCTACATCACCATAATCTATACCTGGAAAAAACCAACTAAATGGATTGGTAGGACTTCGTTTTTTAATAATTTTTCCATCGTCATCTCGAGTAGCTTTGTGGTATGTGTAACTGTACCCATTAAATCCAGTATAAATAAGATATATACATAATAGTGAGGCTATTCCATTATAAACTAGATAAATTATTGTACCGATGTCAAAATCTGTCCTATCGCCATACATAATCCCATAAACCAAAGCGGTAACAAAATAAATAAAACACAATATTCCAAACATCCACATTCCTCTAAATCTTCCAACAGATGAACAATTTATAGGCGACAGTTGTCCCGATGCGCCAATTGCGTCACCTTTCATTATATCGGAATTACATTGTCCTTGAAGTTTGGTATTAAACCCACCCATTTATAATTAGTATATATTTTAAATTACAAAATTTTACTTATGATGTTTTGCATCCAGTATCGAAGATACTGACTTTAAAAAAGTTATCGCGCCTCAGTTATTTAAAAATAAAATTGAGTGTGTTTATAATGGGTAATCATAATTTCAAACCTCAATCGTCATTCGGAAAAAACCAAACAGTAGAAATAAAGGGTTCTAAATTTTCAGAGGAGCATGTTCCTAAAGAAACTAAAAGTTTAGGACGAGGAGGTTATGCTGTACAAACAGCAAAACTTCATTGTTCTAGACCAAATGGTCAACCGGTATATATAACTCGTGTTAAATTTCCAAAATCAAATAAATATGAAACTTTTTTAACTAACGATTTGCGACCTACTAAATAATTTAATTGTGGATAATAGGTTCTGAAATAGATCTTCTAGGTCCCAAACAGGAATAAGAATCATCAAACCCCGAAGGGTTATTTGGAGGATCATTTGACGATCTAGTAAACTCAAATGAATTTGATCGTTTTCCTCTTGATACTGTCCACCCTTTTTCTAAAGCTCTATAAATAAACATAATTTTTATAAATTCTTTGATTTCATGTTCTTTTATATCTGGGTTCATCTACAATTACAAAATAAAATAAAATATAAATTTAAACTTCTTTATTCAGGTTCAGGATTAAAAACCATCTTGCCAATATCAAAAGAATCCAAATCTTCTACCCATAGATCATTTGAACTCTTTGAATTTAGAATATTCAATTCATTTTTAGACTCTTCAATCTGCTTTTTTAGGTCAGAAAGTCTTCCGTCTGTAAAACTACTCAAACTAATGTTAATTAGGTAATCGTAATTGTTGTCAATCTTTTCAAATCTTTTTGTTTCCAAATCACCGATTATGTCTACCTTCTTTCTCCTAAACACAACAATTTCATTGTCCATAACCATTTGGATAAACCTCATCTTCTCTGCCAACTTGGATAAACTCTTTTCTAGAATAGATTGAATATAATTCTTCCTCTTGACGTAAAATTGTTTACGATACATATAAAAGTCCCACAATATCTCTTCAGCACACTCGTATTTTTTAATATATCCGTCACACTGGAATGCATGCATGTTTGAATCCTTGATATTTTTGGTTAATTTCAATAATTTGATAATATCTGTGTCGCTAGTTTTCGACAAGTACAACTTCCTGAACTTGATATTAAAACTGATATTTACATCACTGCATTGGTCATCGTAACTAACAATTTCATCCTTAGCCTCCAATACATTCAAATATTTTTTAAAGTCGGATGTCCATAAACCAATAGGAAGTTCGGTCACTTGAATATCCTGAAACGAATTCTTTGGTTTCATTCTTTTTATTACTCCACTACTTACCCAATTGTGTTCTCCTGATTTTACAACAGTTCCCTTGAAACCTCTACACCATGGAGTCATTTCTTTGATCTCTGAATCTTCGTCCTTGATCAATCGTTTTAAGTTTTGGATGATATCTTCGGGATTGTAGGTTGGGATGTTTGTAGACCACCCAGTACCAATACCTTCAGAACCATTAATCAACAACATAGGTAAAGTAGGTACATAGAAATCTGGTTCAATCTTAACACCATCATCTTCCAAATAATTCAACAACTTGTTATCATTCTCATCAAACACGTTCTTAACCCAATCATTAAGACGGGTAAAAATATATCTTGCGCTAGCATTATTTTTCCCACCCATAGCTCTATCACCAAACTGCCCCGATGGATACAATAGGTTCCAATTGTTAGATCCAATGTAATTTTGAGCCATATTAACAATAGCACCATGCAAACTCATTTCACCGTGATGATATCCACCGTGTTCTGAAACATAACCACCAAGTTGTGCTACTTTGATTTCTCCCGATTTACCATCTTTTGAAAACAACTTTCTTTTCAAACAAGAGAATAGGATCTTACGTTGCGACGGTTTTAACCCATCCATAAAATGAGGAATACTTCTCTGATTGTCATACAACGAATGCATAGCCAATTCACCTTTTACAAACGTTTTTACAGAAACAACCTTTTGGTTATAATCTACCATTAACTTTCCATTCTTTTTCTGTTCCTTTACCAAGTCCATAGTTTCAGTAATCCACTCCTTTCGTTTGTCCGTATTAGTTTTCTTCGAATCAGAAAATGCCAAATGTAAATTCGTTACATCTTCAGACTCCTTTGATTTATTAAAAGTATACATTACTTTATTCTGAGCCAAGTTGGAAAAATACTCCCTAGCCTCCTTTGCATTAGATGTACCCAACCCTTTGTAATACTTTACTTCCCAACTGTTTGGGTTATTAATCGAATCTTTCCATTTCTCAAAATCTTGGATATTGTAGAACGATTTAACATTCCTTCCTTTAGTTGCTTTAACAATAGGTGTTAACAAAGAACAAACTAATTTATCAGAAAGTAGGTCTGGCCAAAAACAAGCCAAATAATTCATAACCAACCCCTTAATATGGAAACCGTCGGTATCTTGGTCTGCCATTATCATAATCTGTCCATATCTCAATTTAGACTTGTCTTTGTTTCCTTGAACAAGTCCCAATATCTTATTAATGTTTACAATCTCTTCATTCTTTTCCATCTTAGATGCAGACACACCCCTAACATTCAACAATTTCCCCTTCAATGGGAATACACCATAAGTATCCCTACCAACAACACTAATACCCGAAATAGCAGTCGCCTTTGCCGAATCTCCCTCTGTAAGAATCAGAGTACATTCAGAAGATCTGGGACCACCTGCAAAATTGGCATCATCTAATTTTTCAATGTCTATAAGTCTAAGCACTTTTTTCCCGTCTAATTTTTTTAAATTTTGCATATCTTTGGCACGAGCAAGTTCTGTAATTCCCTTGGTGATACCAAGTTTGGTAATCTTTTTGATAGTGTCGTCGCTTAGTTGCAGTCTGGAACCGAAATTCATAGGTCTGGTTGTATGTTCCCTCTTTGTCTGTGAGGTAAATGTTGGATTTTCGATTACGGATTTAACAAATACTATAATGTTGTCTCTGATATAACTTTTCCTAATGGTAAGGTCTTTATGCTTTTCAGACAATTCCTTAACAACCCTATTCAACACAGGTTCGATCACATGAGCTACATGACTTCCACCATCCTCTGTACCAATACCATTTACAAAAGATACTTGTACAGCATTGGGATACGGATTGAGAGCAAAGGCAACTGCCCACCTTTCCGATTCAACGAATACTCGAGGGGATTCTGTCTTGTTACCAATGTAAAGGTTGATGTAATCTTCAAACTTCTTAGTAGCTACCTTTTTCCCATTAAATGTTACTATAACTTTATCACCGGTTACAGCAGATGCGTCAATTGTGCGTTTTTCAATTAAATTCTTGGTGTCATTTTGATCCAGTGATTCCATACCAAACACTTTATATGCTGGAGTGTAGTCAATGGTTACAGAATCTTTAGCCTTTGATTTGGTAATTTTTGGTTTATTTGTTTTTCTCATCTGATCTTCAAACACTTGGACATACTTTTTACCCTTGTTGATAACTGTTACAACAAATTTGGAACTAAAGATATTTGCTGCTTTAGCTCCAATACCATTTTTACCACCAACCGTCCTTTTAACACCCTTTTTAAAATTAGAACTACTCAACATGTTACCAAAAACCAATTCAGGGATATAAATGTTGTGTTTGTCGTGAATTTCAATAGGGATGCTTATCCCATCGTTGGTTACACTGATAACATCGTTGGTAATGCTTACATCTATCTTAGTTACTCCGTTGTCTGGGTTTTGTGCTCTGTCTGTTGCATTAGTAATAAGTTCCATAACACATTGTTCCAAACCAGGATTATAGGTAACAAGTTTCTTAGCCATCCTCTTGGTTTCGGTGTTAAAAACCCATCTAGGTTCCTCTAAAATCTCAATGTCCCCAATGTACGTGTCGGGTCTTTCACGAACGTGTTCATCGGGTTCATATTTGTCATAATCAACGGATGCCATAATTCCAAAGTTATTCTTTATTCTCTAATCAATCTATTTGTTTAAATGATTTCTATTTTTTTTAAAGTTGTTTAAATTTTGATAATTTCGGTGTGTTTAAATATCCAAAAAATTAAATTATATTAATATTAAATGGGTAATTGGTTTTCAAACAAATTCGAGGAATCTTTTCCAATAACTATAAGATCTAAGAAATATGGGTGGTGTCCAGACATTCCAGACACTCGTGACAAATTTGCCAATTTTCCAGAAATTCTAAAATTTAGAAATATAGTCGATTTAAGGGATACAGGCAATATTGGTGAAGTATACGACCAAGGTAATTTAGCATCATGTGTAGCAAATGCTCTGTGTTCGGCATTTGAATATGAATCTAACCGATACACAAACGAACTTATTGAATTAAACCCAAGTAGGTTGTTTTTGTATTATAACCAAAGGGTAATACAGAATACAACAGAATACGACATGGGTTCTACTATTCGTGATGGAGCAAAAATATTAAATAAATTAGGTGTTTGTGATGAATCAAAATGTCAGTACAATAGTTCGTTTTTTAATATTAAACCAAGTGTGGATGCATACCTTGATGCTCAAAATTACAAGGGTATTAAATACAAGAAAGTTAGATGTGATATAAAATGTATTAAATCAGCACTTACTTTATTGTATCCAATTGTGTTCGGTTTCGCTGTTTATGAAACATTTGAAGATCCCGAAGGGGTTGAAACTACTGGTATAATGGAATTACCTGATAAAGATGAAAAACTTATAGGTGGGTATACAGCATTAATTGTGGGTTATAATGAAGAAACCCAAAGAGTTTTGGTACAAACCAGTTTTGGAACAAATTGGGCGTTGGATGGTTATTTTTGGATGCCGTACGAGTTTTTACTTTCGGGAGCGTGTTCTGATTTTTGGGTAATTGAAAAGAATAAAAAACCAACAGAGAATAGAACTATGGCCGATGTAGTTAGGGGTTATCAAATAAGAGAAGATGAAAGCGATAGCGAAAGCGATAACGACAACAACAGCGAAATTAATTTGGAATCTAGAAAACCTATTAGTAAATCAGACTCAAAGGTATCTATAGTTGAATGTTCGTAAATGATTCTTTTTATGTTAAAGGACATTGAACTATTTCAAGAGTAAATTTATTATCAACCAAGTCCCGGCTTGGAGTACAACAACCCCAACTTCCTATTCTAACATTACCGGGTCCCTGTAACCATTGATAAGGTTTTGGAAAATTATATGCAGATTGTACAACGGCAGTAGTGTATACGTTATTTACGGCAACATTTATAGAATTATTCACATAGTCTATTTTACATTTAATATTATATCTTACTCCTGCTTGCATAGTAATTGTACTGTAAACGTCTGTGATGGTCCCATTGCCAACTTCATCAGTAACAATAAATCTTACTCTATTATCAGTCAATTTCATTACAGCAAAACCTGGTTTGTCGGAAGATAAATTTCCTCTAAGACAATCAAAAAATGCTCTATTTCCATTAAATGAATCTGCTTCTAATGTTATAAAAAATTCAAATAAAAATTCAGTAATATTTGGATTTGTGTCCCAGTTGGCAGTAGTCATTATTTTTTGTGTATAAGTAATATCCTGAATAGCCTCACATTTTTTATTAAATTTGATTGTGGCGTCTTGTATCCGGATCGCTTGTATTGGAAATCTGTAAAGTTGTGCAACCAGTAATAATGTGCAACAAGAGAGATTTTCTACAAAAGCCCCAGTATAAGTGTGAGAAAAAGATTTAGGAACCATACCTGAATCTATAGAGTGTGGGCAAAGATTGACATAATTAGGATTGGTTCTAAATGAGCCATCTGGGTTTCGAATAACCAAGAAAAGACCACTTGATCCATTTCTTGCAGAATTGGCAGTTACTGTTATACTTCCAGCAGGTTCGTTGGCGCTAGAAAGAGGAATAACCATATAGGGTAAAGACCTATAATTGCTACTAAGGACTGGACCACCAAGCGCAATACTTGGTTCTGCAACACTCCCAATAGCGAACGTACATGTACCTGGTGGTGACACTATTGGTGTATCTGAGATATCCTGTATGGATCGTACAATATCCGTACATGTAGTATTTGCCGTCTCATAAGTTCTCGATTGACAAGAAGATGTAGGTGCTGCCGTAGGTGCTGATGTAGGTGCTGCTGTCGTAGGTAAAATTTTTGCATAAGAATCTGCATCTGCGTCAGTAACATTATAAGATGTAGGATCAGAACTGTAAAAAAACGAAAGTCCACTATTAGGTCCACTATTAAAATTGACAAAATGTCCACACTGAGGAGAATTCTCACATAAAATTGCTGATTCATTCGCAGTTAAATTTTTACCACAACGAGTAAATCCATTATAACTACAAGCGTAACCATCATCTGCATTAGGGGAACCATCTGGTATTATGTATGCACCTAAAGTTGAATAATTTAAAAGAGTATGTCCTCGGAATTCTCCATCTGTTTTAGTGTAATTATCTAGTGCCGTAGGTGCTGATGTAGGTGCTGCTGTAGGTGCTAACGTAGGTGCTAACGTAGGTGCTGCCG